AACGATAACTTTGCCGATTTTTGCTACATGGCTTGAAGAATCCATAGAGCAGAAAAAGGTGTCGACTTCAATCTACCATCTTTTTCGTCAGAAAAAGGTGGATGGATCTGTCGTACCCTGCTTCTTGCAGGGGTTGACTCGACTCATCTTCGACGAAAAGTCGGGGCTGATTCTAGATGAATCAGATCCGTCTGCCGTATACTTTATACGGCAGATTTGCAACTTCTTTAAGAAAGTAGAGCTACCTTGCACTCCTGCAAGGAATCGCGCTGCTGTCGAAAAGTTTGTTGCTACCGACTCTAGTCTGCCAGAGGAGCTCTCTTTGGACCGTTTGACGATCTCTGTCGCAAACGTATTCCTTGAGGACTTTACTTTTGGTGACCTCCATGAACAGTGTCTTCCCAGACACGGTCCTGGAGCCACAGTTGAAAAACTGTGGGGTAACCAGAAATATAACCTCAGAGAGTTCTATCTACGATGGAAAGGTATCATTGACCCTGTCGACCTTTATGGGTGGGCCGGATCTTCTGATATCGCCACTGTGTCTCCCGACTTGGAGAAGCCTTGTCGGCTTTCCCTCGTCCGGAAGACTCAGAAGTCGCCTCGCACGATTGCCGTGGAGCCGACTGCTATGCAGTATGCACAGCAGTTCTGCGCTTCTCGGATAATCGTCGCCATGGCTTCGCACCCTCTCACAAGGCATATCGATTTTCGGGATCAGTCCCGAAATCGATCTCTTGCTGAAAAGGGTTCGCGCGATGGCAGTCTATGTACTATAGACCTAAGCGAGGCTTCGGATCGCGTCTCTGTCGCTCTTGTAAAAGAGCTGTTCAAAAATGACCCTAATTTCCTTGCGGAACTTATGGCATTTCGAACTATAGCAGTGACGTTACCCGATGGAAGAGTCCTTCCTTTACGGAAGTTCTCAACCTCTGGCTCTGCGCTAACTTTCCCTGTCGAAACCCTTGTGTTCTTTTTACTATCGCTTTCTGCGGTAGTAAAGGACCACCTTGGTTCCGGCGAGTCAGTTAGAACGCTGATCCATCGTTGGGCACAGAGCGTGCACGTCTACGGGGACGATATTGTAGTCCCTGCAGAGTCATGCGAGACGGTCGTATCTCTCCTTGAGTCCTACGGACTCAAGGTTAACCGGAACAAGACCTTTGCTCAAGGGTCCTTCCGGGAGAGTTGTGGTGGAGATTTCTTTAAGGGTTACGATGTAACCCCTAAATATCTTCGTCACTTCCCTGATAACGACCGCACGGTCGCCACGGGCGTCGCATCGTTAGTATCTACCTCTAATCAGCTTTTCTTCGCTGGTTGTTGGCATGCTGCCGATGCGATCCGTAAACGTATCGATTCCTCGCTACGTTTACCCCTCGTTAAGAGGACCTGTGGGTCTGTAGGATGGCATACATATGAAAACGCATACGAGTACACAAAGATCCTTCCGGACTTTGGCATTCGTGTACGTACATATGTCGTTCGGACCAAACCGCTTAAGAACGTCCTAGACGGTCTTGGCGCTCTTGTTAAACACCTTATATCGGTGGATACACAAGAGGATCCCGAACACCTCCAACAGTCGTTGCCCCGTTTCCGGAGCACCGCCCGCGTAATGTGGAC